GGGCGACGTGATTCTACCGGTTAGTCAAACGGTCCCGTTCAACCCCGCGGGCGGGCTCGCGACGTTGGGCCCGTGGCGCGTGACGTACACGGGGATCCACGCGGGGGGCGTCAAAACGAATACGACCGGCGTCGCGTCGGGCGGATCGGGCGCGGGCCCGCCCCCGTCGCCCCCGGGGGCACCAACGGCGACGCTCGCGGCCCCGTCAAACCCGGGCGGGCTCGCGGGCGGGCCGTACTACTACCGGGTCACGTTTGAACTGTCGGACGGGTCACGCTCCGACGTCGGGGCCCCCGCGGGCCCGATCACGATTACGGCCGCGGCAGCGCCCCCCGCGACGAGCTCGTCGCTTGGGGCCAATCCGTCGAAGGGGCCGATCGCCGTCGGCGTCCAATCGAGTTACGCGACGTCATTCGTCGCGGCCGACGGAAAAGAGACGGCCGCGACGCTTGGGGGGAATGTCCTAACCGGGCGGGCCGTCGCCGACGCGCCGAATTTTCCCTTATCGGGAATGGCAAGCGCGGGGAATCTCGCCCCCGGATGGTATTACTGGCTCGTCACGTACTTAACGCCCGCGGGGGAAACCCTAGGGACGCTCACGTCTGGCAATGTCCCGGGCGCGGGCTACGCTATGCGGATCTTTTTGCCGCAATCGAGCGACGGGCGCGTCGTCGGTCGCCGAATTTACCGATCAAGCGTATCGGCCGCGAGCTCGCCCCCGGGGTTGCCATGGCGTCATGTCGTCGACGTCCCGAACAATAACCCGTCGATTTCTTTCGACGACGGGACGGCCGACGCGAATCTACCGACGAAAAACTATCCGGTCTATTCAACCGCGACCGACGTTGGGGAAGCGGCAACCGTCAACGTCCCGACATCGGCCGATGCCCGCGTGACGAAGCGACGGTTATATCGGAAAGACGGCCCGGGCGCGTATCGATTGGTCGCTGAAATCCCCGATAACGCGACGCCGACGTTTAACGACGTCGTCGTCGGGCCCGGGGGCGACTTGGCCCCGACCGTTAACGCGATCGGGTCTGGCGCGGTCAGTCTCTCGAATATCGCGATCGGGCCCGCGGGGACCGTGCGACGTCGCGTGTTTCGTACCGCGGCCAACGGTAGCAATTACCGCGAGCTCGTCAGTTTGGAAGATAACTCGACGACCGCGTATCTCGACGCGATTCTCGATTCAAACCTTGGCGGGGCCCCGCAACCCCCGCAAGGGACGCCCGCGGTTGCCGGGTCGATTCCGCCAACGCCCCCGGGTCAAAACTACATTCAAGTCGAAAACGCGACGGGGTTTCCGTCGTCGGGTTGGATCCTTCTCGAATCCGCGAGCTTGATCCGCTATACGAATATCGACACGGTCGGCGGATATCTCGGGGGGATTCCCCCGTCGGGCCCCGGGTCGATTACGGCCGAAATTCCGAACGGGTCGATCGTCACGTTGAATCCCGCGCTTGTTGGCGTGTCGCCCGTGCTCGCGGTCACGTTAGGCGACGCCGTACAGTTACTCGCGCAAGTCGACGACGTTCCGGCACAAACCGCGCTCGCGGCAATCGAAGGGGGCGACGGCATAATCGAACACTACATACAGGATCGACGCCTGAGCCAAGCGGGGGCGCAAGCGCGCGGATCGGCAGAGCTCGCGCTCTTTAAGACGGTCGAAACGCAATTGTCATATACGACTCACGACGTCGAGACGAAAAGCGGTCGGACGGTCCATGTCGCGTTACCGTCGCCGACGAATGTAACCGGGGATTTTCTGATCCAACGCGTGACGATCGACGACGTGTCGATCGCCGCAAACTGGTACCCGAAGCGGAAAGTCCAAGCGTCGACGACGCGCTTTAGTTTCGACGACGTCTTAAATCGGATCTTGTTGGAGCAACATTAAATGGCGAACGTCTTAAAGCATCGTTTCGCGAGCGCGAAAGCGAACGGACCCGACGCGACGCAAATTCAACCGTCGCATTGGAACGACGGCCATATCTTTTCGGGCGGCAACGCGGGCGATTTACTGACGCGTGACCCGACCGACGCGAGTTACGGAGCGAAATGGGTTGCGCCCCCCGTCGCCCCGCCCGCGACCGGGGTTTGGGCGACTATGCCATTTAGCGCGGCAAATTTTGCGGGCGTGTCGCCGTTAGTGTGGACGGTCGGAACCGTGGCCGTTATCCGCAACCGGTACGCGACCGACGGCAAGATTTTGTTTTGGTCGCTGTATGTCGCATGGTACGCGGGCTCAAATGTTCTGAGCGGGTCGCCCGGTAACGCTCTGCGAATTACCGCGCCCGGGGGATTTTCGCTCGCCCCGTCGCAACAATTGATAATCGACTACTGCCAAGGGGCCGCGGGTGTACCGATCGCTGGCGGGCTCATGATCACGACGAATACGCCGACCGCGGTCGACGTTACGAAAGTCGCGGGGGGAAATTTTGCCCTATCAGATATCCCGGGGTTTAACGTCCTATTCACGTTGGAGTTAACGTAAATGGCGCAACCGTTCCCCCCGCAAGGGAATCAACAACAACATACGGAACGGCCGATCAAGATTTACGGCGAGCAATTTTTGGTCGGGCAACCGTTACCGATCGGGGCTCTGACGCATACGCCGACGGGGGAAGCGACCGCCCCGTACGTCGTCGCGGGCGGGGTCTATTACCCGCTCCGCGAGACGGATTGGGTTATCAGTAGTCGGTTTACCGGGCAACCGATCGAAGTCATTTCCGCGGAAGAATTCGCGGAGCGATTCGGGCCGTCGGAGTTAACGTCGGGCTAACCGAATAGGGGGCCGTCATGATCCGACTCATTTTGTTGATCTTCGCGCTCGTTTGTTTTGTTCTGGCCGCGTTGCCAATGACGCAACCGTACCATCCCCGCTTGCTTGCCGCGGGGCTCGCGTTTCTAACCGCGTCCATGATTCCATGGCCGGTCACGTAGGGGGGAGATCGACATGACCGACAAATTGCCTTTTGACGCGGAGCTCCGCGCGTGGGTCAAACAGACCCGCGAGCTCGCCGAACGCATGCCAATGGTCGCGGAAGCGTCCAAGCTAACCGACACGTTGCACGAAAGCGCGGACCAAATCGAATTACTGCTAGACGACGCGACCCCGGAAAAATCGCCCGGGGGCGAGCCCCCGACGGGCCCGCGTCGTTAGTTACTTTCGCCCGGAAAATGGGCGGCAATAGGCGAAGTGGGGCGGGAACGTGGGGCGGGAAAACTTATAAGTCGTTTATTTGGTAGGGGCTAAATGGTCGACCATTGCCTTCACACGGCGGGGGTCAGTGGTTCGAATCCACTAGCGCCCACCAACCAAATCAACGACTTACAGGGATTTACCCCGCGCGGCCCCGCCCCAAACCCTAGCAAACGATTGGCAAAAATAGGCCGGAAATTGCTAGGTCTAGAAAAGTGGGGCGGGACATGGGGCGGGACCAAAAGCGAAAGTCGGAGAATGGCGCGTCGGGCCGTTCCCGCGTCGCGACGTTTCTACTCATTGCCCCGCTCAACGCCGACGAGCGGACGGCCGTCGATTCGCTCAAAGCGTCGACCGCGCTCGGGGCCGACGCGGACGTCGTCCGACTCGCGCTCTGGCGCTTGGCCGCTCACTATGATTTGCGTTTGCCGATCGCGACGTTTGCGATCGGCGGGCCGCTCAACGGCCGCAACGCTCCACGTCGCACGGTCGCCGATCGGCGCGTGCTAAAGTCGCGTCAACCAACGAAGCGAAAGGGGAGTACTTAACATGCCTTCCAAACTCGTCATGATGACTTGGGACGACGGAGAATCGCCCGTCGGCCCGTCGCATCCGATCGTGAATCCGCCGAACGTCCCGACCCATCCGATCGTGATACCGCCAGACGCGATAAGCCCGGGCGTACCGACCCATCCGATCTACTTGCCGGTGTACCCGTCGCATCCGATCGTGATACCGCCCGAAGCGATCGGGCCCGGGGTACCGACTCATCCGATCGTGCTACCGCCCGTCGATCCGTGTGGCGGGTACGTCGGGAAACCAACCCCGAAGTAGAGTAGGATTTCGGCGAGCTCAGAGAAAAAAGACACAACGCGCCCGGGGCGGGAAATCGGGGGTCGGTTCCCGCGCCCGGGCGTTGACGTTCCTACTGGCGTCCTACTGCGTTGTTGAGCTCGCGCGCATGCATGGCCGCGGCCCGTTTGGAATGGTACTCGTCGACAACTGTTGACGTGACCGTATCGACGATTTGGTAGGGCTCGCGGATCGTGCGTATTTGCGACGTAACCGTCCGCACGACGTACCGCGGGGTCGCGGGCGAGCGCTCGCCCGCGAGTCGGTCGTATTCGGCGAGCCATTGCGCGAGCGTTAGATCGGCCGCGCGGTAGATGTAGACCCCGCTTTGCGGCCAACTCGCGGCCCGCCCGCCCGTGAAGTAGTAGTACCCCGCCCCGCGTCGGAGTCGTTCTGCGACCCCGCGGGCTTTAAGGGTCCGGTTGACTTCCGCGACGCGGCTCATTTCGCGGTCCCCACTTTCACGTTAAACAATTCCCAAAACGCGGGATGCATGGCGTAGTCGCCCGCTTCCCATTGCCGCCAAACGCGATCGGTTGTGTGGAGCAACGCGGCCGCTTCCCGTTGTGTGAGCTCTGCCGCGCGTCGAGCGCGGCAGATTTGAGCGGGGCGGGGCGCGGTTGCGGGGCGCGGGGCGCGGGGGCTCATTTGGCCCCCGCGTCGACGTGCTCGTTTTCCCGGCCGTTACAATCGCATGACGTGAAAAACCGCGAGCGGAGCACGTCGCTTGGATAATGGCGGTACGTCGACTCATGACCGCAAACCGTGCAACGCATGACCCGTTCCTGACCCCCGCTCGCGGGCGCGGCCGCGGGCGCGGCCGAAAGCGCGGCCCATTCGGAAACGTCCCCGCCTTTCGCGACAATCTCCGCTAGTAGGGCGTCGATATCCGCTTGGGCGTCCGCTTGCGTCCGATGACCGTCGCTAATCTCGTTTTCGATTCCGGCCAAGTCGAAGCATTGCGGGCACGTTTCCGATCCGAGACTCTGTACGCCCGTATGACGCGTCCGACGCCCGCAAACCGCGCACGGGTACGTGGTACCGCCCATTTTCGAGAACGTATTACGACGCTTCGTTGTTGCCTTCTGTACTGTCATGTCTTTAACACTCCCTTATTAGCCCGTAATTGAGCTTCCATGATCATAGGCGTAATACGCCTATCGCGCAAGCGAAAGGTGGATAGGCGCAATACGCCTATTTCCTTAACAATTTCCGTTGATTTTAGGGACTTTCGCCAGCGGGCCGCTCGTCGCGGCCGCGGGCGTCGACGGTTTGTCTACTGGCGTCCGACCGATCGAAGCAACGCGTCGGCGCGTTTGTGTCGGGCGCGGGCTTCGGTTTCCGCGTCGGTCTGGCGTTGCTCTGGCGTAACCGGTTTCGGGGCGACGTAGTCGGGTCGCGTTTGGCCGAAGTACTTAACGAGCGCTTGCTCTAGCAACCATGAAAGCGACTCGTTGCGGGCCGCGGCGATCATTTTCAACGCTTGTTTGATATGCGGGGGCAACCCGTGACCGACGGGCTCGCGCGAATCGCCCGATCGGAGTCGTGGCGCGATACGACGCGGGCGTCGCGGTTTCATGGTTTCGTCTTGTTGAGAAACAACGTCAGCATTTCGATTTCGCGTTGAAGCGCCACGATCCGTCGGGCCGCTTCGGGTCGAGCCAACGCGACGAGCATAGCGCGACCGCTTGCGGCCCGCTCTTTTGTCGGACGACCCGGGCCCGCTCCGTTGAGAGTGTTTAGCGCGGCCAGTTTAACGTGTCGCTTCGCTTGCGCGAGTTTGATCCGCCGTTTCAATTCGCGTTTGCCTTCCGGCGATCGGGCGTACCGCTTTTGAATGGCGCTCATTTTCAATTTGCCTTCGGGCGTTTGCGTCCAATGCACGGGCATACCGTTTCCCTTTCGGTTAGTGGGCTTTGACAAGACGGAGTTTCTTAGCGGGCGGAATCGTCGGGACGGTCGTATAGGCGACGGTCGCCTTCGTGATCGCGTCGGTCACGCGCTCAGAGACGGCCCCGACCGTGTACCGCTTCGTCATTTCGAGCGTCCCATGTTGGAGTAGCGCGGAAACCGCCCGGATATCGCCAGTCCGTCGGTACATTTCCGATCCGAACGAATGGCGTAGATCGTAGGGCTTACAGTTAGGCGGTAGGGCGTCGAGCTCGTCCAACCACGTCTTGTCACCCGTCTCGACAGCGTGTCGCTTGGCCGTTTCGGTCGCCCGTTTGATTCCGACGCGCCAAGTTTTCCCGATACTCGAATTCGAGTACGGTTGGCCGAAAAGATTTGCGGCCGCAAACTCGCGAAACGCGACGACGGCCGTCGGTAGCAACGCAACCCACGCGCTTTCGGCCCCCTTCCCTTTATGGCGTCGTCGTAAAAAGAGTCGCCCGCGGTCCAAGTCAAGATCACGCGGTCGGACGCGTTGAAGCGTCGCGGGCGGAATCCCCGTCCATGCCATAACCGACAACCGGATTTTGGTCGTACTGACCGTCGGCCGATCCTTGCCTTTTTCCGCGCGACCCTGACCGGAAAGCGAATCGAGAATCAATCGGACGATCCGCGTCGGAATGTCGCGCCGCTCTTTTTCGGGCTCGCGGAGAAACTTGATCTTGTCGGTCGGGGCTTTCGCGTCGAGCCCGTTGGTCGCTTCAAAAAATTTCCGCAAGCGCGACAACCGCTTATTAACGGTCGCGTGAGCGACGCCCGCGTCGAGCCAACGCGAAATCTGGCCGACGACGTCGAGACGAGTTATCGACGCCCGGGCCATGGGGCCAAGCGGGGAATCGGTCCAATGTTGCAGTAGGAATCTCGATTCCGCCTTGTACTTGTCGTCGGGAAGCGCGGCCAGATATTCGGGAATGTCGCTCGCGAGCGACCCGATCGGGACCGGGGCGGGGCGGTCTGTGAGCATGT